TATAAATATAACTGATACGCTCAATTGTGAGGTATCAAATTTTAACTTTGCTTAAATAAAGGAGGTTCTAATGACCAATTCAAAAGCAATTCAATCAATTTTTACTGGACTACGGCCGTTTACGGTGGGGTTTGACGATATGTTCAATCACTTTGACCATATGGTTGACCATCTTCCACACTTAACAGCCAACAATTATCCACCATATAATATAGTAAAGACAGGTTCTTTAACATATGATATAGAGGTGGCTCTTGCAGGTTATGGTAAAAAAGACATTTCTGTAGGATTTGAGGACAATATCCTTAAAATCGAATCAGTAAAATCTAAAGAGGAAAAAGAAGTTGAAGACAATGACGGTGTATTACACCAAGGTATTGCTAAACGAAATTTCTCTAAAACTTTTACTATTGCAGAAGATGTTGAAGTTAAAGGTGCAGAATTAAAAGATGGACTTTTAAGAGTATCTTTAGAGAAGATTGTTCCAGACCATAGAAAAGCTAGAACAATTAACATTAAGTAATTAACTTAAACTGATAGGCGTCCTGGCATTGCCAATAGGACGCCTTTCATATATAATGATAACTAATATGAAAAAACTAATAATGTTTCTGATATTGATTGCTGTAACTACAGCATGTTCTGGAAAACATCTATCTTTCGGTAAGAAATGTGTGGAAAAAGGCGACCAAATAGTCTATTCTTACATATGGTTAACCGAGGAAGAGCATCCAGCTGATACAGAAACTTGTAAAAAAATAGAGAAGAAATAATACTTTCATTCCAGCATTGACAATTGAAGTGAATTAGAGTATATTAAGAATTGCGGACATAGTATAAAAGTATTATGATAGTTTTCCAAACTATAGAACTAGGGGCAGTACCTAGTGTCCGCTCCAAATTAAATTGGATAATTTTATTATGAGGAGAAATATATAATGAACCTAACAAGTGATACAGTTGCCATACTAAAAAACTTTTCTGACATTAATCAGAATATTTTAGTAAAACCCGGCAACAAATTACAAACTATTTCCACTTTGAAAAATATATTAGCAGAAGCTGATGTAAAGGAAAAGTTTGAACAAGAGTTTGCTATCTATGACTTGCCTGAATTTTTAAGAGCTGTTGACTTATTTGATAAGTCAGACCTTAATTTTAATGGTAGTCAGAATTTAATTATTAAAGATAGTAATTCAAGACAATCAATCAAATATTATTTTGCAGATAAATCCGTGGTGGTTGCACCATCAAAAATGATAACAATGCCTGATAAGTATGTTACATTTCAATTAAAAAAGGATGTTTTTGCAAAACTTATGAAAGGTGTAACAACACTTAATTTACCAGACATTGCTGTAACAGGTGATGGTAAACAAATTAAGTTGGTTGCAACTGATAAAAAAACACCATCATCTAACGACTACTCTATAGTAGTTGGCGAAACTGATAAAACATTTAAAGCTTACTTTAAAACAGAGAACTTTAAAATGATACAGGACGATTATGATGTGGCTATATCTTCACAAAAGATTTCACATTTTATCAATAGAAATAAACCAATACAATATTGGGTTGCTATTGAACCTGATAGTGAATTTTAAATTGTGAGGATTATATATGTCAGAATACCTATGGGTGGAGAAATACCGTCCTAAAAAGATAAGTGAATGTATTTTAAGTGAAGACATTAAAAAAACATTTTCTGAATTCTTAAAACAAAAAGAAATCCCTAATCTGTTATTAGCTGGTACGCAAGGTACTGGTAAGACTACAGTTGCTCGTGCTTTATGTGAGGAACTTGGTGCAGATTATATTATTATCAATGGGTCAGATGAAGGCCGTCAAATAGATACATTAAGAAACAAGATTAAAAACTTTGCGTCTACCGTATCTTTAACAGAACACTCCAACCATAAAGTAGTAATTGTGGACGAGGCAGACTATATGAATGCCGAATCAGTACAGCCTGCTTTAAGAAATTTCATTGAAACTTTTTATAAGAATTGTAGATTTATATTTACATGCAATTATAAGAATAAAATTTTACCTGCTTTACATAGTAGGTGTACCGTTATTGATTTCGCAATTAAGAATGGTCAAAAAGTGGCCACAGCACAGGCATTAATGAAAAGGCTTGGTAAAGTCCTTGACGGTGAACAAATTGAATATGATAAAAAAGTATTAGCAGAGTTAATACAGAAATACTATCCAGATTTTAGAAGAACTATTAATGAACTTCAAAGATATTCAGTAAGAGGTAAGATTGATAGTGGTATTTTGTTTAGTTTATCAGAGGCTAATACAAAAGAACTTGTTAAGATATTAAAGGATAAAAGATTTAATGATATGCGTAAATGGGTTATTAATAACCTAGATAAAGAACCATCATCATTATTTACTAGTGTATATGAAATATTATATTCTGCTTTAGAATCTTCATCTATTCCACAATCAATATTAATCATTGCTGGTTACCAGTATAAGTCTGCTTTTGTGGCAGACCAAGAAATTAATATGGTCGCTTGTCTAACAGAGATAATGGCCAATTGTAAATTTAAGTAGATATGTTGGCACGAAGCATTATTAGACCAGTATGTAGAGTTATTGGATGTGGAAAATTAGGACATAACACAGGTAATAAAGACAGCAATGGTCACTATTACTACAGAGAGATATGTGAATCACACCACAATGAAAAATACGGCATGAAGTCTGGTAAATATACCAGATATAAGAAGAGTTATTGTGAGCGCTGTTTTATACCTGATAATAAAATGGGTTCTTCTAAACTACAAGTTGACCATAAAGACGGCAATAAAAATAATAATAGTCCAGCAAATCTACAAACATTATGTTACGAATGTCACAAAGACAAAACTAGTATTTGTAGAGATTGGAGAAATAAAGATTCCTTGGCAATATTGCCTGGATATGAAAATGATTAGATTATGTACGAATTAAAAGATTATTTAAAGGCGATTAATGAAACCAAAGAACCTTTGTTGGATACAGAGGATGTCATTTGGGAAAAGAAATATCCACCCTTTATTATCAATAGGTGTTTGTCAATGTTTTATGATACTATAATGCATAGTAATGAAATGAACGGACTACACTTCTTACCAAAGCGTATGCAATTTCACTATTTTATAAATAGTATCAGAAAGAAAAGGCGATTTGGTGGGAAATGGCTATCACAAAAGAAAGTCAAAGACCTTGAGGTAATAAAAGAGTATTATGGATACAGTAATCAAAAGGCAAAACAAGCTCTTAACCTACTATCAGACGACCAGATTGATGATATACAATTAAGCCTGAAAAAAGGTGGGAGAAAAAGATGAGTGATGAAACTATAAGTTGGTCGCCTAGTGATATGCTAGAAGTGACTATCAAACAACCTGACGATTTCTTAAAAGTCAGAGAAACCCTAACAAGAATTGGTGTTGCGAGTAGAAAAGATAAAACACTATTTCAAAGTTGTCACATTTTACACAAACAAGGAAAGTATTACATAACCCATTTCAAAGAATTATTTGCTTTAGATGGTAAGAATTCTACCTTGTCGGAAAATGATATACAAAGAAGAAATACAATAACATTATTACTACAAGACTGGAATTTAGTAGAGGTTGTTAATGCCTCCCTAGTTGAAAACAAAGCACCATTAAGTCAAATTAAAGTTTTACCATTTAAAGAGAAAACTGAATGGAATTTGGTAGCTAAATATAATATAGGTAAAAAACCAGAAGATTTAAAAGATAGTAAAAATGCAAGTCCAAAAGTTTAACGATTACTTAACAGAAGCCAAAACACCTGAAAAGATAAGATTTCTTGTTGTTTCAGATGAACCGGAAGATGATAAGAATTTCCATACAGCAAAGAATTTAGTTAAAGAAGCCGAGAAGGCTGGTCATGAGGCATATATCTACCGTAATACTGGTGGTTATACTACCTATGAAGATGTATTAAGATTCCATAACAAAGATGATAAGAAAGGATTTCCTGTATCTTCATTAGATACGGTTGCCCTTATAAGAGGTTCAGTTGTCCGTAAAGATAGTTGGATGGACTTAGTATCACGACTGGAAAAACACAATATTTGTGTTGTTAATTCTAGGACAGCCATAAACATATGTGCTGACAAATATAGAACTTCATTAAGACTATCCGATTATGGTGTTAAACAACCTACATCCGTTTTGATTAATGACCCCGAAGAATCAATGAAGGCAGTTGAACAATTGGGTGAAAAGTTTCCAATTATTTTAAAAACATTAAGAGGTAGTAAGGGTGTTGGAGTATTGTTTGTTGAATCAGAAATATCTTTAGATAGTATTGTACAGGTACTTTATAAACAAGATGAAGACGCTGACCTATTAGTACAACAATATATTAAAACAGATTATGATATAAGAGTTTTAGTATTAGGTGGTAAAGTACAAGCAGTTATGAGGCGTGATGTTATCCCTGGTGATTTTAGAAGTAATATCTCTCAAGGTGCCAAACCAAAAAGTTTTAAACTAACTGAAAATGAAA